GACAAGCTGAAGACCGCCTACGTCGACAAAAAGGCGAAGCTGGTCCAGGAGCTGCAGCTGCTCGGCGTCAAGGACGTTGAGAAGAATCTGGACACCTACCTGGCATTCGAAACGAATACCAAGGAAGGCACCTACGCGCTGAAACAGCAGCTGGAGATTGACGGGGCCGAGAACCTGACCGACGCGAAGGTCAATCAGCTGAAACAGCTGATGAACACGGTCAGCGACAAGGAAGGCAAGCTGACGCAGAAGCTGGAGCTTCTTGGCTTCGATTCCGCGTCCATCAGTGCCCTGGGCTACAGCTCCATGGAAGCCTTCGTGGAAGCGGTGCAGTCCGGGAAGATCATTACATCTGCAGATGGAACTCTGACGCAGAAGATCGTCATGGACGAGATCAAGCCGGAGAAGATCAAGCAGATTGAAGAGCTCAAAGCGGCCATCTCCAATGAGACCGCAACCCTGACGCAGGATCTGAAGATTCTGGGGATTGAGGATGTCGAGAAGAAGCTCCCGACGTATCTTTCCTTCAAGACCAACACGAAAGACGGGGCTTATGCCCTGACTCAGCAGTTGGCCATGGACGGGGTGGAGCAAATCTCAGATGAGAACCTGAAGCATCTGAAAGAGTTTATCAACTCCATCCAGACGAAAGAAGGCAAGCTGACACAAACCCTTTCCACCAGCGGATTCGATGCAGAGACGATCGGAGCTCTCGGCTACGGATCCATGGAGGAATTTGTAAAAGCTGTCGAGGATGGCAAGGTTGTCATCAGTGCTGACGGCAAGATCACCCAGACGATTGACGTCAGCGGGGATCTGGCTGCGCTGAAGGAAGCCAACGAGCAGGAGGTTGCCCTTGCCGAAGCGCAGAACGCGGCGGCAGCGGCTTCCGAAGAACTGGCGGCGAAACGGGAACGCCTGAAAGCGATTACCGATGAGCTGCGAAATTCATCTGGCGGACTTGTTTCAGCAACGGATAGCGAGACAGAAGCCCTTCGGAACCAGATCGAAGCCTATGAAGCAGTAGCACAGGCCAGGAAGGATTCCTATACGGCGCAGGCGCTGGAAGTTATCCAGAAGCAGAGCAAGCAGTATGTGCAGTCTCTGCAGGATGAAGCTGAAGCAATGAGCAACCTGGAAAAGGCCCAGGGACGGAAACAGATTGCTCAGGAGCTGACATCTGGAGGGGACGCAGCAGCATATCTGCGAAGCGAGTTTGAAAGCCTGGTCGAAGATGCGCAGGCATACGAAGGTTTTAGCTGGCTGCAGGACGATAATGAGCAGGCGAAGGGTCTGCAGGAACGCTTCTATGGTCTACAGGAAACCATCAATGCCGTAACCGGCGAGAAATATGACTTCTTCGGAAGCGGCCTTGCCGGAATGGGCGCGACTATCGAAGGCATGAAAACCGATACGCTGAGTGTAGCGGACGGATGGCAGACTGCGATCGAGGAAGCCGAGAAGTATGCGGATCAGGTTGAAGCTGCTGACAAGATCCAGAAGGATTACATTCAGAACCTGGTCAATGGTGTTTACGATGGCACCATGACTTATGAACAGCTTCGGGAAGCTCTGACAGCCGCATATGCCGATTATGAAAATGGCGGCGAGATCGTAGAAGAGACTATGCGGCAGGTCGAGGCTGGCGTGAATGCCGCCAAGGCCGCAGCTGAGGGTGCCGGATCCGGAGCCCAGAGCGAAGCGGATCAGGCTGTCGCCGCTGTCAGCAGCGTCATTACCCGGGTTGAGGAACTGAAAAAAGCATACGAAGAAGCCAAGGAAGCTGCTCTGAAGACCCTGAGCGGTCGGTTTGGCCTGTTTGACGATACCGGAGACCCGGCGCAGTCAAAGACTACCGACGAGATGGGAACCAATCTGCAGAAGCAGCAGAAGTATTGGTCTGACTACAACACCGCCCTGGAAGGCGTGCTGAAGAACAACGTTTCCAAGGAGATTGCGGCTCAGCTGACCGACGGATCCGCTGAGAGCCTGGCCACCTTGCAGGCTCTGGCCACGGCGACACCGGAAGAAGTCCAGAAGATCAACGACGAGTTCAAGAAGGTCGAGGAATCGAAAGAAACGCTGGCCGGAACCATCGCCGACATGGAGACAAACTTCACGGAAGGCATGGCCGCGCTGGAGGAAGAGCTGAACTCAGCCGTTGAAGGGCTGGATATGAGCTCCGAAGCAGGACAGGCCGCAGCTGCCACCATGGAAGCGTATATCGCATCCATTCAGGAAGGCGGGGCAACGGCAGTCACCGAAGCGCAGGGCGTAGCAAGCAACGTGACCGCAGCTCTGGATGCCATCCCGGACAAAACCGTGCATATCGGATTCGAGGTTGGCAACATCCCCAGCATCGGGGATATCGTCGGCAAAGTCTTCGGACACGCCGCCGGTACAGACTACGCGCAGGAAGGTCTGTCGCTGGTCGGCGAGGAAGGCCCTGAGCTGGTGTACATGGGCGGCGGCGAGAAGGTGCTGACCGCGCATGAGACCGTGAACGCGCTGTCCAGATCATCCGGAAGCGACAGCAACGTTATTGAAGTCCAGTTCTCCCCGGTCTACAACGTGAGCGGAGGGAACGCAGCGGAGATCAGGGCCATGCTGGAAACCCAGACTCAGGACCTGCGGTCTCAGATCGAAGGAATCATGGAGGACGTCCTGACCGACCGGAGACGGACGGCCTACGCATAAAGGGGTGATCGAGCATGGCCGGCACTTACAAAACGGTACAGGGGGACATGTGGGACACCATCGCCCATAAGCTGACCGGATCCACGGACGTCACGGCACAGCTGATCGAAGCGAACCTGGACAAAAGCAGCATCTACATTTTCTCCGCCGGCATCGAGCTTTCGGTGCCGGATTTCAACAATTACGCAGCGGATGAGAGCTATTACCCGCCGTGGAAGAAGTGAGGTGAGTCCCGTTGGCAGATGCGGATATCTACAACAAGCTGGTGCAATACCAGCAGCAGGAGCTGGCCAGACGGTCGGCCTGGAAGCTGAAGTTCAAAGGTGTAGACTGCACAGACATCGTCATGCGGGATCTGCTCACCATCGACATCACGGACAACGAAAGCGAAGCCACGGACGATCTGCAGATCAAAGTGGCGGATCCGGACGGTAAATGGGTACAGCGCTGGCTGACGGAAACCATCTACCAGGGTGCCACGGTGCGCGGCCTGATGATTGACGCATGGGTCGGCACCCGGATTGGCGAGAAGGTTGTGCAGCAGAAGGCTGGACGATTCCACCTTGACAGCATGAAGGCCGAAGGCCCTCCCGGCACCGTCACGATGAAAGCGTCCTCCCTCCCGCCCACCGGTGGAATCGCGGACGAAAAGCGGAATAAAGCATGGGAGAACTACTCCCTGCAGGGCATAGCCGCAGAAATCGCGGGAAAGGCCGGGCTGTCTCTGGTCTATGACGCTCCGGCGCACAATTACGAACGGCGCGAACAGAATGAGCAGGCAGACCTTGCATTTTTGCGGATCCTCTGCCGGGAAGCCGGAATCAACCTCAAGATCGCTGACGGGAAGATGTCATTGTTCGACAATGCCGCCTACGCCAGGCAGCCCAGCGTCATGACCATCCGGTTCAACGATGGCCAGTACACGAAATGGAGCCTGGAAACCGGATCGCGGGACATCGCCTATGATTCCTGCATCCTGCGGTACGCGCATCCCTTCAAAGGGCTGATCTGCGGCTCCGCTGAGTCCGAGAAGTACGCCGACAATTCGGAACACAATCAGCTGATCATTACCAACCGGCGCGTGGAAAGCCAGGCCGAAGCGCAGGAGATTGCTGCGCAGGAGCTGCGGCTGAAGAATGAGTTCGGCGAGTGCGCTACCTTCACCCTTCCCGGAAACCCCGGGCTGATGGCTGGAATGAACGTGAACCTGGAGGGCTTCGGCTACTGGTCCGGGAAACACCCCATCAAGTATGTGAAGCACAAATTGAGCGCATCCGGGTACACCACCGAGATTAAGCTTGGAGGGGACCTTACGCGGCATTCCACCGGATATGACGATTATACCCTTGGCTTCGGGGAAATGGTCCGTCTGGGCCGTGTAGTGGATATTTCCGGAAACCGGGCGCGGGTGAAGTTCACGTCCCAGGGAATCATCTCTGACTGGCTGGAAATTGCGCAGTTCCCGGACTGGATCATCACGGATCAGCACAAAACCGTATCCGTAAAGCATAAGCACCACATCGCGGAAAAATGGGGAGCCATCCTGGACTCTCTGGGCGGGAACCTGACAGGCGACGAAACAGATAGAGACGGTGCGCATCTGCACAAGATCATCTGGGACAGCCATCCGATCAATTACCTGCAGTGGTGGCCAGGCATCGGGGATATGGCCATCTGCCTTTTCCCGACCGGCTGTGACAGTCACGGATACATAGTGGGGTGTGTCAGATGATTACAGGAATGCTTGGAGATGTGATCTTCGAGGTCTCAGATCAGACCTATCGGACGATCAATAACCTGACAAGGAATAAGAAAGCGAATTACTCCACCCACAAGCTGGTGAAGAAGGAGGGCATCCTGGAATTTACCGGGGTAGATCCGGAGACCATCAGCTTTGAAATCCTGTTCTCCGCCTGGTTTGGCGAGAATCCTGAGACATGGAGAAAGAAGCTGGACACCATGCTGACCAACGGCAAGGTGGTCACCTTCGTTCTGGGAACAAAACCCATCGGCAGACGGTGGGTACTGGAAGACATGAGCGCCGCCACGCAGTTCTATTACAAGGATGGCACCCCGGCGGACTACAAGGTCACGGTCAACCTGAAAGAATACTGTGGATGAGAGGAGGAAGGATGCATGATCGTAATCAGAGCAAATGACGAGATTGATCTGTCCCTTGCTCCGGAGACGGAAGCGGAAGCCCGGGCACAGCGGCTGTACATCCTGATCAACACCATCAAGGGTGAGTGCCCGCTGTACCGGGATTTCGGCATTGCCGGCGATTACCTTCACATGCCGATCAACGCCGCCGAGACGGCAATGACGCTGGCCATCGTTGAAGCGCTGCGAAAATACATGCCGGAAGTGAACGTGACGAACATCCGGTTTGAAGCATCAGACGGCATGCGGGGCATCCTGAATCCTGTGCTGGAGGTGAGCGACATATGAGCAGGGATACGACACCCTACATCTTCGTAGACGCGGATCCGGAAACCCTTGTGGAAACGCTGACAACGAAGTATGAGAGCATTGCACAGCGGACGGTGCATCCGGCCAGTCCGGAAAAGCTGTTCATCCAGTGGGTGGCGGCGACCATGGTTTTGCTGGCTGAACAAATCAATTTCGCCGGGAATCAGAACATCCCGAGCAAGGCCGTCGGTGAAGGTCTGGACAATCTTGCCCAGATCTTTTTTGCGAAGACCCGGCCGCAGGCCACCCCGGCCACAACCACGCTCCGGTTCTACGTATCGGCAGGAAATACCGGATACGCTTCGACGAAGATCCGGTTCACGCTCCTGGAGGACGAGGATAACGACATCGTCATTCCCCAGGGAACACGGATCACGAACTCTGAAGGAACCATCGTCTTTGAAACGGACACGGATGTCACTGTTTACGCTGGAGAAGAGACGGCCACCGTCACAGCGACCTGCACCACGTACGGGTCCGCCGGAAACGGCATCGCCATCGGAACGCTGACAAGCTGCCTGGACACCATCCAGAACCTGCGAGCGGTCACGAACACGACCATCAGTTCCGGGGCCAGAGACTTCGCCATCCTGATTCCGGCAGGCACCCGGGTCACGACGTCCGATTCCGCGATCGTCTTTGCGACGGATGAGGACGTATACGTCCCGGCCACGTCGAACTATGCGGATGTTTCCGCGACCTGTCAGACTGCCGGCACGGTTGGAAACGGATACGTCGCCGGACAGCTGAACAACTGCGTAGACCTGTTTGAGTATTACACCAGCGTCTCCAACATAACCATGTCGGACGGCGCAAGCGACATTGCCACGGATGACGAGTTCTACGATCTGCTGCTGACTGGCCAGGACGCCTACACTTCCGCAGGCGCCAGAGGGGCGTATGAGTATTACGCCCGGCGGGTATCCTCAAACATCCGGAACGTGGTGGTCAATTCTCCGGAGCCGTGCGTGGTTCACATCTACGCGGTGATGGAGGACGGCTCCCCGGCATCCAGCGAGATGAAGGCCGCGATCCTGGCAGCGTGCAACGACGAGGACATCCGGCCCCTGACCGATCAGGTCAGCTGTGAGGACGTGGATCTGGTGACCTACGACATCAATATGACCTATTACCTGAGCCGGGACAGCACAGAAAGCGCGGCCACCATCCAGGCGAACGTGGAAGCAGCCGTGCAGAACTTCATCGCCTGGGAAGCGGCGACCATCGGCCGGGATATCAACCCCAGCAAACTGAATCAGCTGGTGATTGAAGCTGGTGCCAAACGGACGGTCATCAATTCCCCGACGTTCACGGTGCTGAAGAACGGCACGGTGGAGGATCCGAGCACGGCACAACCTGAGGATTACGTCCCGCAAATGGCCAGTATCGGCACCGTAACCCTCGTGAATGGGGGCTATGAAGATGAGTAAGGGGATCACCCAGGAATCCATGCTCAGCGTCCTTCCGGGCGTTTTGGGCCGGGATAAGGGCATGTACAACCTGGCTCAGATGGTTGGCTGGATCTTCGGCGAGAACGCGGGAAACGTCAACGCGCCGGCAGTCTTTCAGAACATCAGCGTGATGGATGAAGATCTGCTGGACATTCTGGCCAAGGACTGCAAGGTTGACTGGTATGACTATGACGCGGACATCGCCACCAAGCGCCGGCAGCTGCTTTCGAACTGGCACGTCCGGGATAAGCTGGGCACCGTCAGCGCGGTCAAAACGGCTCTGCAGGCGGTCTGGCCAAACACCACCGTTGAGGAATGGTTCGATTACGGCGGCGAGCCGGGATATTTCCGGGTGCTGCTGGGGATTGATGATCAGGGGACGGTGAACTTCTCCAAGGCCGTCCGGATGATCAATATCTTTAAGCCGGTCCGGGCGCATGTGGACGGGTACCCGATTCTGCGCATCCTGTGCAAAATCAAGGTCAAGACCAAGAAGAGCGACAACATCCTGTACCACGTCGAATCCGCCGGCACGGTTCCTCAGTATTCCTCCCATGGCGATAAGTCGTATGAGGATATCGTAATTGAGTCTGCATCGGGCAGTCCGAAATACGAAGTGCCCGTGACAGGCCAGGCAACCGCAGGAACGCATCCCACCTATGCCACCCATGGGGTGGAATCGGACGGGGGCGTAGAGATCGCTGCGGCATCCAATTCTGCCGGATACGACGTCCGGAAATGCGGCACGTCGATCAATTCATTATTTTAAGGGAGGTGATGAGCCATGCTGCAAACTGCGGCCTTCACAGATCTGCGGAACTATATAAAAAAGCGGATCTACAAAGCGCAGTACCAGAGGGGCGGTACCTGGTATGACGCGGCTCTGGTCGAGAAAGAAGTCACCAGCTCGGGGCTTGCCCGGATTAAGGTGCAGATTTCTCCCGGGGTCGTTACCACGATCACCGGCGTCAGGCTGATCAACACGGAGGGCCAGGTATGGGCCGTGAAGACAGTCAACGTCAAGATCGAGCGAGCAAACGAGAACCTGTACCAGTGGTTCGACTTTGAGATTACGGAGACGGAGGATGAGAGCTGATGTACAACTGGACATTCTGGGTGGACGAGGTCGACCAGTACGAGAATCGGTATACCGAGACTGCGAACGGCGACGGCTCGATTACCCACACCAAGGTCCGCGGTGAAGTGTACGTTGAGGGCACTCCCCAAAGCGCGGAAAACTTCAACAAAATTGAACAGGGGATCCTGGACGCGCATGCCGCCGTCGCGCTCATCCTCAATGAGCTGCGCCAGAACGAGTGGTCGGATGACGCCCGTCTGAGCGCCCTGGAAAAGGCAACGGTGCAGGAGACCGGAACGGTGACGCTGACCAATTCGCTGACGTTCCCGTTCAACAATTCCAAGAAGTCTGTGGCCCTGACGAACGTGAGGGACAATCTGAATTATGTCATCGTCGTGGTGAGCAAGGTTGCGAACGACGGCGGGAACATCGGCGAGATTGAGTTCTCGGAACGCCAGGTCAACGGCTTCAAGATTGAACACACCGGCAGCTCTGCGAGCGTGACGGTAGTCTATGCAGTGATTGGAGGTTATGACGGATGATTATCGTAGAGAAGAACGAAGGCCCGAAGATTGATTACGAGGTCAAGAACACGTCCACGAAGAAGACCATCTGCTTCGATGACGATCTGACCATCAACCTGGTGAAGCGGGAGCAGGACTGGCCCGTGCATATCGACATCTGCTTCGATCATGACGGCGAGCTAGTCATCGGTACCGCTGCGGGACGCGCCTATGTGGCAGAGATCGATATTCCCGCCCGGGAATACATCTACCATGAGCCCGAAGAAGAAGGCGGCGAAGCGGAGCCCCCGACGCCCGTGCCGCTGGATCTGAACAAGGTGACCCTCAGCCTGTGGGCTGTAGAGTAAAGGAGGATACGAAACATGGCGAATTTTGATCTGGTAGAGCTGGCGCTGAAAGGCGTCTGCCCGAACAACGAAATTCTGTATGATGACCTGGGCATGCCTTCCTTCATGGTGTACGTCCCCAAGATGACCTACGCACAGCTTGGGCTCGGTACCAGCACCGCGACGCATCCCGCTTTCATCGTGAACGGCACGGAGATTGACGGCTTCTGGGTGTCCAAGTATCAGAACATCGTGCAGAACGGCCGCGCCTACAGTCTGCCCGGACAGGATCCGAAGACGAGCGTGAACTTCGATCAGGCCCGGCAGTATTGCGAAGCCAAAGGCGACGGATGGCATGTGATGTCCGCTATCGAATGGTCCGCGATCGCGCTGTGGTGCAAGAAGAACGGCACCATGCCGAAGGGCAACAATGACTATGGCAAGGACAGCACTGACAGCATTTATCAGGCGATTCCTTCCATGGCCAGAGACGAAAGCAACCGCATTCAGCGTGTGGCCACCGGTACCGGCCCCCTGTCCTGGAGCCATGACGGAACCCCGAGCGGCATCTGGGATCTGAACGGCAACGTCTGGGAATGGGTCGGCGGCATCCGCACTGTGTACGGAGAGCTGCAGATCCTGGTCAACAACAATGCTGCGGACAGCGACAATCCGCAGACGGCGGCTTCCACCGCATGGATGTGCATCAACGCCAGCACTGGCGAGCTGATGACCCCGAACGGATCCGGAACGACTTCCGGCAGCGTGAAGATGGACTGGATCAGCAGCCATTGCCGGTATTCCACCACCATCACCGTCCAGGAAGCCACCGGACGCTCCTGCTCCTTCGAGAGTGTTGACTGCGATTCCACCATCGGCGATGCGGCGAAGCTGCTCCTGCAGGCGCTGACCATGCTGAAGTATGATTCCACTTCCGGCGCTTACAACGGAGACTATTTCTACTTCAACAACGGCGAAGCCGAGCGGTGCTCCAGCCGCGGCGGCAATTGGGGCGATGGCGCCGGCGCCGGCGTGTTCCGCTCGAACGGCCACTATCCTCGTTCGTACGCGTACGGCCGCATCGGCTTCCGGTCCGCTTTCGTTAAGCTGCCAGCTGCGTAACTGGGGACTGATGTCATCGCGATAGCGATGACTCCTATCCGCGCGAAGCGCGGAAAATTTTAGAGCCAAAAATGACAGTTTTTGACATTTTATGACAGATTCCGACATATTATGACAAAAACGAGAAATGCGGCTCAACATCTGGTATAATCCGTCCCAATTCCTCCACAAGAAAGGAGTTGGGACGAATTGGCTACAGAAGACTTCAAGGTGCTCCAAAAAATCCAGGATCTCATGGTCTATTCCTATCCAATTCTGACCCAGTTTCCGAAGGCCGAGCGCTTCAGTTTTGCGCAGGACATCCGGCACTGCATGAACATGCTGCTGGAGCTTGCCATCACCGAAGACAAGAAGTACACGAAGAAAACAACGCTGGAAAATCTCGACATCGAGAATGAAAAGCTGAAGCTGTACATCAGGATGGCCTTTAATCTGCACTACATCGATAAGCATCGATATGGCGTGTGGGAGTCAAAAGTGGTGGAGATCGGAAAGATGATCGGCGGCTTGATCAAATCCGTCAGTGGCAAGCCGAAGACATAGGGTTCAGACCGAGTTTGCGGAGTGATGTTGCGGTGCTTCAACCGCGGCGGCAATTGGAACAATGGCGCCAACGCCGGCGTGTTCAACTCGAACGGCAACAATCCTCGTTCGAACGCGAACGGCAACATCGGCTTCCGGTCCGCTTTGCCACTGGGATAGTGAAAGCTCATCCCAAGGTCATGATGTTACAGGCTCACGGGCCTGTTTCCAGTACCGGTGGTGATAAAGGGGTCTGACTCCGCGGCCAGCAATGGCAGGAAAAGGGATACAGCGGTGGAACCTGTCCGGAGAACCCGGGCCGGCAAACAGCGCACTGGATGAGGGCAGGAATATGGAGAAGTACAGCGGACTCTACGAACGGTTTTTCCAATACGAGAATCTGTACGACGGATACAAGCTGGCCCGCGAGAACAAGCGGTTCAAGCCGGAGGTGCTCTCCTATTCCGCGCATCTGGAAGACAATCTGATCGACGCCCAGAATCATCTGATCTACAAGGATCTGATCGTGAATGGGGTCCATGCCTTTTATGAGTATTTCCCCAAGGTTCGGCTTATCCACGCGCTGCCTTTCAAGTACCGCGTGATGAACTGCGCCGCGTATCATGTTCTGTGGCCCATCTACGCGAAGAGCTTCTACGAGCATTCCTACGGATCCATACCGGGCAAGGGACAGATCAAAGCCTGCGACGTGCTGCAGGGATGGATGAGACACGCGAAATGGAAGCCGGGAATGAATTACATCGTCAAGATGGACATTCAGAAATTCTTTTTCCGGATCCCGATCGATGTGCAGCTGCGCGAGCTCGGAAAGCCGATTGATGACATAGACATGATGTGGTACCTGGAAACCATGATCCGGAGCGACGGCAGGCCCTTCGGGATGCCGCTGGAATACTCTGACCCGCTGGACGTTGAAATGGTCAGCGGCATCGGGATGCAGGTTGGCTCTCTGATCAGTCAGATGACGGCCAACGTGGTTTTGACGCCGGTTGACCATTACATCAAACGGGTGCTGCAAGCGCCAAAGTACATTCGATATATGGATGACATGGCCGCGATCGTGGATTCCAAACAGCAGGCCTGGGATATTGTCGGCGCGACAGATGATTTCCTCCGGGAAAACTTCGGTCTGCAGCTGAACAACAAGACGGCCGTGATTCCGGTAGAGGAAGGATGCGAATTCATCGGAAAGGTGGTCACGCCGCGGGAGATTCACCTGCGGAAGAGCACGTCCCTGCAGATGAAACGGCATCTGGATTTCGTCCGGGAAGCGTACGGACGAGGTGAGGTTCCTCTGGAATATGCACAGAGCGTTATCCAGAGTTATCTCGGGATTCTGAAACACACAAACGACAACGGACTGCGAGAGAAAATCTGCCATGATTACGTTCTCGTAAGACATTCGGCACCGGAAGCCTGACAGGCCCGGCGCCTTTTTCATATCAAAAACAATTTCAGAAATGGCGGTGAGGACCATGACTCAGGTACAGCCGATTGAGGGAGTCACCCCGGAAATGCTCTGGAACTTTGTTCTGGTGCTTCTGGGGCTCTGCGCAGTCGTAGTGCTGGTTTACAAGGTTGTTGAAATCGCTCGGAAAGAGCATGAACGGAAGGAAAAGAAGAACAAGTTGGCCGACAAGGATCTGACCGATGAGATCGCGGAGAAGGTGCTGGAAAAGCTGGAACCGCGATTCAAGGATATCGAGACAAAGCTGACCACCGATAAGAGCCGGCTTGATAACCACGAGACTTCCATCAAGAATCTGAACAGTTCAATCGACACGATCAAGGACGGAATGCA